GTTTGAATATCATAATAATCAAGAATTCATTACCTCACTTAAAAAGTGTATCTCCTACCTCAATTTTGACATCCCTAAAAATAAACACATAAATACAGAACTTATAGTTGCACAGGCTATAGTTGAAAGTAATTATGGAATGTCACGTTTTGCTACTGAAGGAAATAATTTATTTGGTATAAGAGTATGGTCTAAAGAGGGAATGCTACCTTATAAACAACCAGATCATATAGAATGGCGAGTAAGAGTCTTTAAAAGTAAGTGTGACTCTGTTAAGTATTACATAGAAATTTTAAATACAAAACAAGTGTATACAGAATTTAGAAAAGTTAGAGATATGTCATTTAATAGAGATCCTATAAGAATGGCAAAAGCATTAGATAGTTTTTCTACAAATAAAGAATATGAAAAACATGTTATTGAGGTTATACATAAATTAAGAAATGGAACTAAGTAAAAGCTTTACATTAAACGAATTAACAAAGTCTCAAGAGGCTTTAAGACTTGGTATAGATAATACACCAAATGACGAACATATAGAAAATTTAAAAATACTTTGTGAAAACATATTACAACCAATAAGAGATTTTTATGGAATGCCAGTATCCGTGAGCTCTGGTTATAGATCAGCAGAACTATGCAAGGCTATCGGATCAAGCTCCACGAGCCAGCACACGCGCGGAGAAGCAGCAGACTTTGAGGTATTTGGAATAGCTAATAAAGATTTAAGCGATTGGATAGTAAGTAATCTTAATTTTGATCAATGTATACTTGAGTTCTGGAACATAACTGAGCCTAATAGTGGATGGGTTCATTGTAGTTTTTCAAAAAAATACAACAAGAAGCAGTACTTGAAGGCAGGGAAGGTAAATGGTAAAATTGTTTATTCACCAATGTTTTAAATTATGGCTATAGGAAGATCACAAATACCACAACAGATTGAAGGCAAGATTAGAGGGGCTAAACCATCATGAGCCATGCTTGCTTATAAAAAGAAAAAGAAAAAATAATGGGTAAACTTTGTCCAAAAGGAAAAGCAGCAGCTAAAAGAAAATTTGATGTTTATCCAAGCGCCTATGCAAATATGTATGCGTCTGCAGTTTGTTCTGGAAAAATAAAACCAGGTGGTAAAAGTAAATCTCAACAAAGAAAAACAGTATCTAATTATAAACAAGGTGGTGTTGCTAAAGGTTGTGGAGATGTAATGAATAATAGAAGAAAAGTTACAAAAAAATATTAATATGGGTTTAAGAGATTGGGTAAAAGAAAACTGGGTTGATATAGCAAATAAAAAACCTAATGGATCATATCCTAAATGTGGTAGAAGTGGTGGAGAAACAAGAAAAAATTACCCAAAATGTGTACCTATTGCTAAAGCTAGAGCTATGAGTAGAGGTCAAAAAGCAAGTGCAGTTTCAAGAAAACAACAAGCAGGTAATACAGGACCAAAACCTACCAATGTTAGTACATTTACTAAGAAGTATTATGGTGGTATGATAGACCTATGAAAAAAGAACTTTCAAAAAAACAACAAGAAATAGCAGGGGCAGCTGAACCTAGAGATCAGATCACAGGAGATGATTTTGCAGTTTTAAAAAAAGGTATGGCTCAGGGCGGAGAGGTTTTCGAACCAAGAGGTCAAAAACCAATTCAAGTTAAAAAACAATTATCAAGGATTAGATAAATGAACGTAGCTTACAAACAACCTATGGGCGGAGCACATAAGCCTTACAAACTTACAGGTAAAGTTCCTAGCTTAAAAGATAAAAAGCCAGCAAATAAGAAAAAGTAAGGTCATGACTTATGGCTACATCTGGAACAACATCATTTAATTTAGACATCGATGATGTCATTGAAGAGGCATACGAAAGATGTGGTATTCGTAATACTAAAGGTTACGATTTAAAATCATCAAGAAGAAGTTTAAATTTATTATTTTCTGAATGGGGTAACAGAGGTGTACACCTTTGGAAAGTAGAATTAAAAAGCCAAGCACTAACAAACGGTACTATTACTTACACAACACCAGATGATTGTGGTGATGTATTGGAAGCTTATGTATCAACAACAAGCGGTACAACTTCAAGCACAAACGATATATCATTAACTAAAATTGATAGAAGTGCTTATGCAGGACTTCCTAATAAAGGACAGACTGGTCAGCCTTCACAGTATTATGTTGATAGACAAATAACACCAACTATTAGTTTATATCTTGCACCCGATGCAAACACTTACACATTTTTAAAATATTATTACATACAAAGAATTCAAGATGCAGGTGCCTATACTAATCAAACCGATTTACCTTATAGATTTTTACCATGTATGGTTTCTGGACTTGCATTTTATTTGTCACAAAAATATGCACCAGAAAGAGTACAACCTTTAAAGTTATTATACGAAGATGAATTAGAAAGAGCTTTACAAGAAGATGGTCAAAGAACATCTTTGTATATATCACCCTTTACATATTTTGGGAGTATTAATTAATGCCATATGCAAGAGGTAAAAAATCATTAGCTATATCCGATAGATCTGCACAACAATTTCCATATTTAGAAATGGTAAAAGAGTGGAATGGTTCTATTGTTCACACTTCTGAATTTGAAGCAAAACACCCACAATTAGATCCACCTTATCATCCTGCAGATCCACAGGCTTTAAAAAATCCTAGAGCAGATATAAGACCAGGCGGAGGTTTACTATTACAATTAGATTTAAATTATTGGCCAGGTCAATTTACATCTAATGGAATGCTACCAGGAATTAGTGGAGATATTATAAATGAAAAAAGATCAGCTTTAGTAAGCTTGGGAAGGGTTACTATTGTAATATGACATACGCAGAATTAGTACAAAAAATTAGAGATTATACTGAGGTTGGTTCAGAGGTTTTAACAACTACTATTGTAGATGGTTTTATTAGAGATGCTGAACTTAAAATATTTAGAGAAGCAGATGCAGACTACGCGCGCGAGTACGCGAACTCTACATTTACAACTAATAATAAATTTATAGCATTACCTAATGCTTCAGGATCATCAGGTGCAAATTCATCAAGAAGAGCTTTAGTTGTTCGTTCTGTAGTTGTTACAAATACTTCAAGCGTTCAAGTGGCTTTAGAACCAAGAGATGATACATTTATAACTGAATATAATTCAACAGGTGCAACAGGATTTCCTAAATATTATGCAATGTTTAGAGAGAATTCTATTGAAGTAGCTCCAACTCCTAGTTCAGCCTTTGTTGTTGCATTAGATTATATATACACACCAGATGGATTAAGTACTACAAACACAGAAACATATATTAGTTTAAATGCTCAAGAATTATTATTATATGCTTGTTTACTTGAAGCTTTTGCATACTTAAAAGGACCTATGGATATGTACAAACTATATCAAGAGAAGTATAATGAGGCATTACAAGGATTTGCGTTGGAACAAACAGGTAGAAGACGCAGAGACGAATTTCAGGATGGAACATTACGCCTTAAACTTAATTCACCATCCCCATAACAACTATAAGGAGTAAAATATGACGGCAAATATAAATCAAGCAGTGAGCAACAGCTTTAAAGCAGAACTTTTAGGTGGTGTACATGATTTTGATTCAGGATCAGGACAAGTTTTTAAATTAACACTTTATCAATCAAACGCAGTATTGAATGCTACAACAACAGTATATTCATCAACTAATGAAGTTACAGCTAATGGACAATACACTGCTGGTGGAGGAGTTTTAGCAGGACAAAACGTTTCACTAGATAGCGCAACAGGTATAGTAACATTTTCTGATTTATCTTTTACAGGAGTTACATTAAGTGCATTAGGTGCAGTTATTTATAATTCAACAGGTAACAAAGCAATTTGTGTATTAGATTTTGGTGCAGTTAAAACAGCAACATCAGGAACATTTACAATTCAATTTCCGGCATTCACAGCAGCAGCAGCTATATTAAGAATAGCTTAAGGAGAATCGCATGTCGGCTCCCTGGGGATCAGGTGTTTGGAATCGCGGTTTCTGGGGAGAAGGCAATCAAAATGTAACTATTACTTTTGGAGCTTGGGGACAATCAAACTGGGGTAATGGTACTTGGGGCGTAGGTAACGCAGGCTTTGAACTTTCATCTAAT